AAATCAACGTCGTGCAGCGGTGTCGGCGCATAATCCATGTGGGTTCTCCAAGCCTAAGTATGCCCGTTATTGAGCAGAACATCAAAAACGCAAAGACACATCCCAAGGCCTGGGCTTCCCGTGAAAGCACACGACCTCGGCGTCTTGCGGTACGCGCTGACGACAGTGAACCTTGTAGCTGTACACGCGCGCAAAATCCTGCCAGCGCAATGCGTCCTTGAAGAACGGCGTGATGAAGCCTTGATCGCCCCAACGCGCTGGCGTTCGACACTCGGCCATGTGGCGCGCCGGATCCGCAACAAACGCATCCCAAACCGCAGCGCGATCCTCTGCATTCAGGAACATCATCCCAGAGCCGATCGTTTCTGGCCGGGTGAAGTCGCGCAACACCGCGCTGCGGTTTGGGATCGGCGGCAAGTGCAGCACCGTCGTGTCCAGGTCGAAGTACAGCAGATCGCCTTCGACCCAAGGCGCGAACAGCTCCAACTTCGCCCACCATCCGGGCCAGGCGTACACCAGCGGGATGCGGTCACAATGCAATGGCACATCAGACAGGCATACAAAATCCACATCAGGGCACATGGCTTGCAGCCGGTAAACGTGCTCCGGCTTGTATTCGCCACCAGAGCGTAGGACGGTTGCCACCTTAAAAGACATACACCCAATCCTCATCGCTACCTTTGCGCGTCACCAGCACGCGCCGCATGCCCCACGATTCAAGCAGCGCGCCCACCTGACCGTCTGCGATGCCATAGCGCCGGTTCAGTCCGTTTTCTTCAAAGATGACCACTGGCCTGTGAGTGCGTATCGTATGCTCCCCGCCCATCAGCGTGTGCCACTCCATGCCCTCTACATCGATCTTCACAAAGTCGGGCGCAAGTTCTAGGCTGTCTAGCGTGATGATTGGGTATTCATCACCTGCCACCACATGCCGCTGCCCGGTGTTGTGTTTGCCGTGCTCCATTCCGCAACTTCCCGGCTTGTCACCAAGGCAGGCACGAACAATCATAGCGTCTGTGATCTGGTCAGCCAGTTCGCTAGGCTCAATCGCCACCACCTTGGCAAAGTTCTGCGCCAAAAACCGCGTCACCACGCCACGGTGTGCGCCGCAGTCAATCGCCAAGTCACGCTGACGGCAAAACTCAATGGCCCGCGCCATGTCGTCATGTTGCCAATCGTCGGGTATGTCACGCAGCATCAGCCCACCTCGCGCTCATATCGATTGAAGGCTTCGGTTTGCTGCTTCTTGCTTGGCCCGCTGCTGATGCGGTGGACAATGACGGATCCCGCTGGCGGCTTTTGGTGCCGCTGCTGAATGACGAAGTATTCTGGCGGTATGTTGACACAGCGCAGCGGCCATTCACGGCTTTTGAACGTCTGGTCAAGGCTTGACTCGTCGGTCATGTCACCTGTGCGGCTGACCCACTCGCGCACAAACTCAAGCGTTTGCGGCGTCGGTGCCCAATACATCGTGCCCACATGCCACCAGCGTTTGCGATGCGCCGGGTTCATACGCCGCGCTGCGAAGTCGCAGTCAAGCCCATCAAAAAACACCGGGCGATGCTCAATGCTGGCGTCAACATCCACCCACAGCACCGGGCGCTGAAAACGCTCCAGACAGTCAAGGATGAATTTGGGCTTGATGCAACAGTTTTGGATGTAGCCGCCCGCGCTTGGCCGTTCTTCGATGTGATGCTCAAGCCCGAGCGCGTCACACTGTTGGCGCAGCTCGTAGGCGTGCTGCGGATACTTCCAATCGGCTGTGAAGTAGGAAATCAGCAAAGGCATCATGTCAGCACCTCCGGCACATCCTCAAGCGCCATGCGCTCAAAACAATCCAGCGCAGTGCGACGGCTGGCGTTGATGACGCGCACGCCTTCGATCTCCAGATCACGCGCCAGCAACGGAAACTTGGCTTGCCATAGGGCAAATGGTTGCTGCCGGGTCAGTTGTGGTCCATGCTGGCCAAACCAGTGGGCTTCGCCGGACTTAGACGGAGAGCAGTCGAAGCCAAGCAGCACAATTGCGCTGGCGCCAAACAGGTAAGCCAAGTTGATTGCTTGGTATCCGCTGTTGCCGCCTTGATGGATCACGCCGTACCGCCCTAAGCCCGGTCTGTTTTCGCTGCCTACCCTTTGGATGTCGTGACGCCGCGCTGCGGCTTCGTCTTGCGTCCAAAGTTCTCCTGCGAATCCTGATGCCCTGACTGCTGCGCAATGGACGTTCCACCATTGTCCGTCGCAGGCGTACAGGATGTCTGCGAATGGCGCTCTGCGGTAGCTATCGTTGATGGCGATTGTTGGCCATCCTGCGACGCGGACTCGCTCGCAATCTTGCTCTGTGAGGCTTGGTCCGCTGGCGATGATGCAGACGACTCGCCCCCACCAACGACCTGCGGTGCGGTCTGTCGGGGGTCTGCGGCGGTCGTCGAATGAGGGTTCAACGTCTTGACGAGGCTGAGCGATTCCAGCTCTTCAGCCAGCATGACCGGCAAACGCAAACGCTGCTTGCGCGAAACCGCGCCAATGCGTGTATTCGTGAAATGAGCTGTCGCAACGACCTCAACAAGTTCCATGTCAGTTCTCCGTTATGAACGGAGACGGATCTCGTGACCCGCCTCCGTTTTCTTCAACTAAAGATCAGAACGAGCCGCTGATGAAGCTCGCGGGGCGGTACACCGTCAGCGCGAGTCGCTCTTCAGCCAGCAGGGTTGCCATGTTCTTCTTGAAGTTGTCGCCGTCTTCGTAGCTGATCTGCACAGCCGCGTCCATGCGATCCCAGATCTGAGCGCCCATGGTGAAAGCGCCAGCCAGGAAGGTGCCTGCGGTGATGCTGTTGGTCACCACAACGCGACGACCCCAGATCTGTGGGCCAGCCATGACCATGGGGTTGGCCATGATGTAGTTGCCGTCTGTGGCCTTGGTCAGCTCGATCTCTTCCCAGTCTTCCGGGTTCATCACGATGGCGTCCACCGGGTACTCGGCCAGAGCCGCTTGGGTGATGGCCTTGCGCAGCGCGTCGATCTTGGTGTCGCCGGTTGCCGCGCGGATGTACGCCGTGTAGTTGCCAGAAGACAGGATGCCTGCGATGTTGCCAGAAGCGCCGCTGCCGTTCAGCAGCTGATCTTCCTCTTCCAGCTTCAGACCGTAGGACAGGCGACCGTTCACGTAGCTTTGCAGCTGCGGAGCGTCGTCCAGCACTTGGCGAGAGACCGGAATCCAGTGAGCCAGCGTCACGACAGGCGCGTTGGCCAGCGTGAAGGTGATGCCGGACTCGGGCTTGGTGACGTTTTCACGTGCGGGCGATGCGTACTGAGCGCCAGCATTGTTGGTGAAGACGTTTTCCTTGGTGAACTGGATCAGGTTGCTGGAAGTACGACCGACTGGCAGCAGGTCGCGGATGGTCAGCACGCGGTTGGGGTTGGCGATGATGCCGGGGACGCGCATGTCGGCAACCAGCGGTTGGTTCTGGCCGGTGGCGTTCACGATCGCGGTCTTCACCTCGATGCGGGCGAACTTGGAGCGGCCTTCGGCCATGGCCTTGAATGCGTCAGACTTGATCAGCAGCTCGCCAGCAGATTCTTCGGGCTTGTTGCGACCGTCTTCAGCTCCAGCGGCCAGCTTGCGCTCCAGCTCCAGGCACTTGTCTGCCAGCTCGGCAGACTTGGTGCTCAGCTTTTCGAGAGCGGCCTTGGTTTCGCCTTCCATCTTGCGAGTGGATTCGATCTCACCATTGGCCTTTTCCATCCAGGACTTCAGTTCCTTGGAAGTGGCGAGGAGTTGCGATTGGGTTTCGGCAAGAGCCTTGATTTCAGCGATGTCACTCATGATGGTTCCTTTCAAAGAGTCCGAGCAGTTTTCAGGTTTGCAGCAATGATCTGCTGCAGGTCTTTTGGCAGTTCGATGGTCTCGGACTCACTCCGAGCGAAGATGCGCTTGGCACGGCTTGCCGTCGCCGTTGCCAGCGATTTAGAGAACCCGCCTGCCTCACGCAAGAAGTCCTCAAAATCCTTGATGCTCTCGATGCCGTCGAGAGCCGACTTGACGCTGTCGAGATTGACACGCGCCGCGTAGTCTGCGGGGAACGTGACAACGGATACCTCGGCCAAGTCGGAGACATTCTTGATCACGCGGATCTGCACGCCGTCCTTGTCGATGTAGTCAACGTCGTCCGAACGCAGGCCGTAACCGATGCTCAGCCCGTCCACGGTCTCGTGCTGCAGCGCGGCCTTGACGAGAGCGGCTTGCGGATTGCCGGGTGTGAGTTCGCCTTCCATGAACAGGCCGCGCTCGTCTTCCGAGATCTTGACCCACTTGCCCACAGGCAACTCCCAAGAGCGATGGTTCACGAACATCTTCGGCATGCGCGCAGCACCGGCCTGGATCCGTTCGATCACCGACTTGTAGGCTCCGGGCAGAATGGTGTCGTTGTAGCTGTCCACGCCGCCGAACACGGAGGCGTAACCGCTGAACGTGCCAGCGCCAGAGGCGGCGAACTTCAGTTCGCAGTTATTGAGTGACAGGTTTTTGTATGTCAGCATCGCTTGCTCCTGGCGCAACAGCGCCCAAAAGATTCACAGGTACCAAGTTGGACTGCGCGGTGAGCGCGTCGCCGCCGTCCACAGGCGGCAGGTTTTCCAGCTGGCGCCACTCGTTGCGCGTCATCAGGCCGTTCTGAACAGCCTTCGACCCGGCGTCCAGGCGGTATTGCAGCGAGCCGCGCAGGATCGCTTCCAGCGAGAACTCCACGCTGAACAGCTCGCGCTGGCGCGGCGTGAGCACGCGGCGCTCGATGGCCTGCTCCAACGACTCCAGCATCGGTCGCAGTCGGAACTTGTAGAAGCCCTCGATGATCTGTTCGATGCCGGTTCCCCAGGTGGTCGTCTTGGCGGTGTCGTTGATCATCACTGAGCTGATCCCGAACCAGCGCGCAATGTCCTCGACCGAGAATCGGCGCGTCTCCATGAGCTGCAGGTCCACCGGACTCATGTTCAGCGGCTCGAACTTGGCGCCAGCTTCCAGCACCAGCAAGTCGTCGTCGTTGCCTTCCGTGAGGCCGCGATAATTGTTGCGGATGGCGGTGCGCTGCGCTTCGTTCAGCAACTTGTCGATCATGAACACGCCTGGACGCTTGCCAGACTTGCGGAATGTGTTCTCGCTATGGTTTTGCGCGGATATCGCCACGCCAACCGTGGAGCGCATGTAATCCAGCCGAGACATGCCAACGACGCCGTTGCCTTTGTCGCGCCAATGCAGCATGCTGCGCTCGTCGTACACGGCGATCGCGCCTTCGTAGCTGTACTTGTACACGATGGATCGGTCGGCGAGCACCTCAACCTCGACCTGATCGGCGGAGAGCGGCCACATCTCGATCACTTCACCAGCGTCGTTGCGCACAAGCCGCGCGTACGCGTTGCCGCGCAGCACGTAGTTCAGCGTCATGTACTGCCAGAACTCCATCGGCGTGTGCCTGCGGTTGGGCGAATCGTGCAGCAGATTCCACAGTGGCGTGCCGCGCGCCAACGTCTTGTGGCCTTCTTGACCACTTTCTCGGTTGTAAACGAACAACGGCAGCGAAGCCAAGTTGTCGGCCAGCAACTCCACGGCAGACCACACCGCAGACACCTGCAATGCTCCGTCGATGCCGTAGTCCTTGTTGGACTCGTACACGCGAGTCAAAGGCTCGCCAAATTGGACGCCTTGCTGCTGGCCGGTGGATCCAACGTTGCCGAACCAACGCCGCAGCGATTGATAAATGGTTCCCATGCGTCAGAACTTCATCGTTAGAGGAGCGTTGATGAACCCGTCAAGGTCTCCAACCTCCTCTTGTTGTCGGGAAGCCACGCCAAGTGCCATCGTCAGCGCTACAGCGCCGTCAATGCGTCCGGTGGCCTTGGCTTTGTTGAGCTTGCGATTGCCTGCGGCGTCCTTTTCCACGCGGGTGTTGGCCATGCACATGGTGAGCACCGGGTTGTTCCCGTGCGCAATCTGCTCATTGAGCAGTGCGGTTTCGAGTGCGTCGATTGCGGGCGCCATGTCCTTGAAGCCTTGTCCGAACGGAATCAATTGGAATTGTACTCCAATTTCATCCAATTCTTTGCGAAGCAGATCAAATCTCCAGCGATCGAAAGCAAACGCGGCGACGCTGCAGTCAGAAAGCGTGTCTGCGATCTCTCGCGCCACCACCTCGTAGTCCACCGAGGCTCCGGGCACGGTGCGGATGAATCCCTGCTCAGCCCAGGTGTCGTACGGAGCACGATCACGCTTGGCGCGGTCGCGCAAGCCCTTCTCTGGTGTCCAGAATGTGGCGCGCACGTGCCACACGCCGTCGCGCCGCGCCAGCATCACCATCGCCGTCAAGTCCGTCTTGGCAGACAAGTCCAGCCCGACATAGACCGGCTCTTCGTAGAAAGCAGAGTCGTCAGGCTCGTTGCTGTTCGCCAGCCAGACACCACGAGAAATGAACGGCGCGGCCATCTCCACGCGCTGGTTCAGCACCAGATTGCGGAACGTCGGCTCGAACGACGGCATGCGTATGGCGCGCTCGGCTTGTTCTTTGACGTCATCGGTGCTGCGAAATTTGCCCATCGCGGGGTTGGCGGAGGCCCAGGCCTTTTTGTCCATGAGGTCGGCGTCTTTGGGGGCCTCATAGACGTGGGAGACGATGCGCTTGTCCTTGCTGGTTTTGGCGTCGTCGAGCCAGATGGAGAACAGATCGTTGTCGTTGGGGGCCTGGGTGCTGATGGCAATGAGCAGGGGGTCGGCGTGCGCGCCCTGGCTGGTGATGATGGCGTCCACGAAGTCGGACTGCGGGCCACGGACCTGGTCTGATACACATCTGACGATGCCGACCGCTCCCATCCGGATGAGCACCGGAGCCCCCGGTACATGCAAAGA